GCACATATTATAGAAGTATGGAAAGGCGCAGAACTTACAGAAGAAGATATAGAAAGATTAGATTAAATGTTAACAGTATACATAGGTTGGGATAGTAGAGAGCCAATAGCCGCAGACGTTTGTCGTCATAGTATACTTGAACACGCAAGTATACCTGTAAACATAGTGATGTTAAAGCAGGAGGAACTACGTGAAAGAGGGCTATACTGGCGTGATGTTGATAAATTAGCCAGTACAGAGTTTACGTTTACAAGATTCCTTGTACCTGAACTAAACGGCTTTGAAGAGACTGCTATTTTTATGGATAGCGATATGATTCTTACTACAGACATTGCAGAATTAATTGCAGATGTAGATCCTAAAAAAGCAGTAAGTTGTGTACAACATGACTACACTCCCCCAGAAGGTGTTAAAATGGATGGACAACAACAATTAGCCTATCCTCGTAAAAACTGGAGTAGTATGGTTGTGTGGAACTGTGCCCATCCTGCTAACAAGCAAGTAAACAAAGAGTTAGTAAACGATCCAGAGATCACTGGTGCATACTTACATAGGTTTAGTTGGCTTAAAGATCACTATATTGGATTACTTGGGCCACAATGGAATTGGTTGGTAGGATGGTATGTTGAAGGTAGAGACGGAGCACCTTGTCTATTCCACTATACAGAAGGCGGCCCTTGGTTTCCAAATCATCAAAATTGTTTATATGCAGATGTTTGGAACATTTATCATAAAGATTATTTGCGTTCAAAACCTCACCCCTCTGTTTGTATAACGGATTTAAGTTTGCCAGAAAAAATTAAGAATAATCTAAACAAAATGCTAGAATCAGCAAAAGATCCTTTTAATATATACACAGACGGAAATATTAAACAGTATGTCAAGGATCTAATGTTTGAGTACGAACAACAAAAGGTAGTTGGTGTAGTTGATGCAGGACTGGTTCCCAAGGAGGATGAAGTGGTTAAAGAACCTAAGAAAGATGCAATACTTGATAACTTTCTCACAGGAGCACAAGGAGTTTTTGCAGGCAGTAAACAACTAGAAGATCTTGATATTAGTACACCTATTGTAGTTAGAGGCATTGCAAAAAAGAAAGTTATGCACAAAGCCATAGAAGATGGTAGAGATTTTTACTATATTGACACAGGTTACTTTGGAAATGAAAAAACAAAACTATATCATAGATGTGTAAAAAACGGATTACAGTTTAATTTACCAGTTTGGAGAGATTGTCCAGATGATAGATTCTTAGCAACCGGAACACAAATTAGAAAAAAGACAGGTGGTAGAAATATATTAGTATGTCCTCCAAGTCAAAAAGCATTAAGTTATTGGGGAGTAAATTTGCAAGAATGGTTAGAATCTACCAAACAAGAAATAGCAAAACATACAGATCGACCAATTGTAATACGTGAAAAACAAAAACGTCATATACGTACTAACGAGGACACAATGGAAATGGCATTACAACGTGACGTACATTGTATGGTTACATACAATAGTATTGCCGCAGTAGAAGCACTTATACTTGGCAAACCAGTTTTTACAATGGGTCCAAATGCTGCAGAACCATTGGCAAATACAGATTTAAAGCGTTTAGAAAACCCATTGATGCCTGTGGTTGACAGAGTTAGAGATCTCTGTTGTAACCTTGCATACGGACAGTTTACTCCAGCGGAAATGATTGACGGCACTGCTTGGAGATTATTACAAGAATTTAACGAACGAGATTAAAATGACAACGTGGGATTATGATGTTGTAGTCTACTTAGGCACTTTGCCAAAAATTAAAAATCACAACATCAAAGTACAAGTTATGAGAGCTTTTGGAGAAGGCGCTGCGAAATGTGGAGTGCGTTGGCTTGTTGACGATAACTTACAGAATCGGCAAGTTTATAATACTAGACTAGCAGTTATACTTGGATGGGTTGGTATGAGTTATAGCGGCCCGCATATCTACTTTCGAGATGAAATAATACATCGGCAGGAATCCACTGGTGCTAAAGTAATGAGTATTGATGGTAGTTGTTTTAAGTTTCATCATAAGCACGAAAACATGTGGCTAAGATACAGTCTTGATAATGTGTTTTGGAACAGTGGAAACTATGCTAACAAAAATAGTACAGACAAACACTGGAATATGATTAAGAATAGTTTAAGTCTTGTTGATATACCTTGGAGTAATAATGGCCAAAACATACTAGTATGTTTGCAACGAGACAACGGCTGGAATGCTAAAGGTTTTGATCAAGAGGAGTGGCTTAAGAAAACCATTAAAAAAATACGTAACCTTACAGACGAACCTATTGTTGTAAGAGCTCACCCAGGCGATCTAAATAAAACTGGCACAAAAATAAAACGCGACTGGAGTTGGGTAAATCAATTTCAAGGTGTACAACTTATTGATAGTATGACTGTAACACTTCATCAAAGTATGAAAACTGCTCGATGTGCAGTGTATTATAATAGTTCTAGCAGTGTGTTAAGTGTGCTTCAAGGCATACCAACATTTGTAAGTGAAGAAGGTGCAGTTACTTGGGACGTTGCTAACCATACAACAAAAAATATATTACAACCTTTGATGCCTGACAGAACACAATGGTTTAATGATCTTGCACAAGCACATTGGACTATAGAACAGAGTAGTGCAGGTGAAATATACAGACACTTTGAACCTTACCTACCAACCTAGTATACAGTCGTTACGTACTCTACCAAGTTCTTTTGCGCCCCAACTCTTTAACAAGTCCACACAACCGTATTGTGTCTCTTTAGTAATACCTGTATCAGTATGCAGTTTTTGTTCTACTACTATTACCGGTTCATGTGTGCGTATAATATTTTCGCCACCTTTAAGGATTTGCATTTCATATCCTTCGCAATCTATTTTCATATAGTCTATTCTATCAAACCATAAACTGTCAAGACGTTTCATTTCTACTTTTCCAGTGCCGATCGTGTCTTTGTTTATGTGTGAGTGTCCTGTGTTACCTTCGGTAATTACCATATCTATTGTGGTGTCTTCTGTGCCAAGTGCAATAGGCCATACTTCAATGTTTTCCATCGGAACGTTACGACGCAAGCATTCTTGAAACTCTACCACAGGTTCGATAGCAATTACTTGTACAAATCTACGTGCAAGATCTCTACTCCATAACCCTACGTTAGCACCTATGTCCACTGCGATACCAAAGTCTTTAACAAACTCAAAACTCTTATGTCTTACTGGTTCTTGATATGCCGGCGGCCCACCTTTTTTGATATTTTTTTCTATCATGTGTGCAAAATGCGTGTCTTGGTCTGCAAAAAACCATCCGTGTGCTTGATACATTAGAACTTTACCTCATACCCTGCTACCATACCAACATCATCTTTAGTTGCCGCTGGTGCAACAAATACATTGCCATAGTTAATTTTTAACATTGGAGCAAGGTCCCATTCTTTGTATCCGTGTACAATTCCATATTCTATACTTACTTCTGGAAGTATACCATAAGGAGCCAGCCAGCTTGAACGTTTACCAATATAGATACTTGCACGTTTATCACTGTTATGATAAATGCCTGTAATGTAATTGTCAGGTAATTGATATTGTACGTGTGGATGAACATTTGCAAAATCACCGCTTAGTCCAAGATGGGCACTGAGTGCAATACTAAAAATTAAATTATCTAACATCAGGCAAGTTTCTCCAATAAGGGTTATCTGCGTGTAATTTTATATCCTTTTTTTCACTATGCCCAAGGTCTTTTCTATCACCTTTCATGTGGTCCATGTACTTGCCTAGTTCACTGTTGATAAATGGATGACCTGCTAAACCTTTTGTGTCAGGATGCGGATTGAGATTGTGAAAGTGTGCACCTTTTGTATCTCTATATATTTTCCTTTGCACATCAAACAAGTAACTATCATGCCATTCAGGGTAATCAAACATAGTATCGTTGATATACATATTTGCAAAATCTTTAACAAACTCAACACATACAGGATTGGTCTTGTTGTAACCTACCCATCCACATTCACTGTGATATCTGTCTCCTCTACCAAGGTGTGTTATAACACAATCACCTGGTGATACTATATCAAGAAAGTTATTTGGAATATGTGTGTGAGTTAGTGTATCAGCATCAACCCATATTACCCATTCTGTATCTATGTTTTGCATTGCATGAAATATACTGAACACTTTATAACTAAAACGTAGTCCTTGCCACTTAAAATGCTTATTAGGTTTCCAAATATGTTCGTTGTGAGGACCCAGTCCGCCATTTGCTTCTGGATTGTTTTTATGTCTTTTAATAAAACGTTTACAATGTTTACTGTTTGCTATTAAGTCAATTGTTTTTACATTTGATTTTGTAATAACAGGATTACAATTTTCTGTATAAACAACAAGATCAACAAAGTTAGGCCAGTATTGTTCAAATGTCTTTATCATTAGTTGGCCGTACTTATCAAGCCCCTGTTGATTAAATGTGGTAATTACTGTATAACGTTTCATATGAGTATTTAACCCTTGATCAATAACATAGCATATTATCCTGAGCAGTGTGCAAAGAATAGCAAGCCAGTTATGGAAGCATTTTTAAACAGCTGTCGTGCCGCTGGTATAACACCTGTTGAAAACGGACACGACTGTGATGCTGTTGTTATATGGAGTATACTATGGAATGGCCGGATGGTCAAGAACAAACGGACATATGAACATTATCGTTCGCTCGGAAAACCTGTATTGGTTATTGATGTTGGAGCATTGGAACGTGAAGTAACTTGGAAGATTGCAGTAAACAACATAACCACTGAAGGTTACTATGGACATACAGAAAACTTAGATTGGGACAGGCCAGTAAAACTTGGTATTGAATTACAACAACCAGTAACTGGAGATAGTATACTGATTGCAGGGCAACACAATAAGAGTTTACAATGGGAAAGTATGCCTAGTTTAGAAAACTGGACACTACAGACAATATCAAAGGTTAGAAAATACACAGATCGAACAATAGTAGTTAGGTATCATCCAAGGTGCTTGCCGTTTATACCGCACCATCGTTTTAACATGTTTGCTCAACAGCATAATTTACAAAATGTTACACAAGAGATTCCTGGAATAATGCATGGAAGTTATGATATGTTTGATATTGCCTATAACTTTCATTGTGTAATAAACCATTGCAGTGGTCCAGGTATAAATGCAGTAATATCAGGTTCAAATGTGTTAGTTGACAAAAAAAGTTTAGCATCGCCAATGAGCATAAAACTCAATCAAATTGAAAATCCTCCGCAAAAACGTAACAAAGACAAGTGGCTTGTTGAAATAAGCCACACTGAATACACAGTAGATGAGATAAACAACGGCTTATGGTTGACAAGATTAAAAAACGCACTGGAGTAGGCGAAGTTATAGACTGTGCATGTTTAATACATGATACACTGTATGACTGGAGTTATGTAGATAAACTTTATAGAAGTTTATGTCGCAATCTAACACCCACCGTACGTATGCATGTCTATACTGAAAGCACACGATTTGTTCCAAAAGATTATATAAGACATGATTTACAAGAATGGGACGGTGTTAGAGGACCTAAACGTAGTTGGTGGTACAAAATACAGTTGTTTAATTCAAAACAATGGGGTCGTAAAACAACTAAAATGTTATACTTTGATCTCGACACAGTAATTGTAGGCAATATAGATTGGTTGTGGCAAGGAGATTCTAATAAATTTTGGGCACCTAGAGATTTTAAGTATTTGATGCGTAGTAGTAGATGGGCAATTAACAGTAGTGTAATGTGGTTTGATCCTCGAAAGTATCATTTTGTGTACAACCAGTTTGATTTAAAACTAATTGTAAACAATCCTCGTTGTGCATGGCATGGGGATCAAGACTACATATATGAAAAAGTTAAAGACGATGTTGCCTACTATGATACCAATAGAATAGTTAGTTATAGATGGCAAGTACAAGAAGGCGGTTACGACTTTCGTTACAGAAAACCAATTGACCCAGGCTCGCCTAGTAGGGTCAGCGGGGAAGTGAGTGTGCTAGTATTTCATGGCACACCAAATCCACACGAAGTACAAGATCCATTGATAGCACAACATTGGAGATAAATAGCTTAATAGTAAGAGGAGTTAAAAAATGGCTACAAGAAAGATAAAAATTAGAGGATACAATCACGCTGTAAACTCTGCAACAACAGTTACATTTGATGGCGTAGAAATATTTTCAGGAGCGTTAACAGCAGAAGTTATTGACGAAAGTGATGTATGGTCTGGGGAAGGGGCAAACCCTGTTGCAATAGTTGAATTTGAGTACAACAATTCTGATGATACACAAGAAACAGAACATTCATTGCAAATTGAGATTACTGCTGGGCAAATAAGAGCAGGAAATATATGGGTTGAAGCAACACGTGATGCGGCAATTGCTAATTCGTATCCAGAGAATGAAAGAATCTCAGGTGACTTTGTTGTTGACGGTATTTATTATTATACGTTTGGAGATGGAGGAGTATACGGCGATGAGTCAGAATCTGCTTTGCCTGAACGTACAAACATCCTAATCAATGATGCGGAACCAATATCCATTGGATATGAAGGAAACTTTAGTGGAATGGATTTTTTATTAAGTGCTGGTGATACATTTGCATGTACAGTACGTGTACCAAAAATATTAGAAACACATAGTTAATTTGCATAAATAAAAATGTTAAAAGAATTCGCAAGTTGGGAGAAGGCGCCAACATGTTCGTTTAGTTTACTAAACGGTTTTAATCAGATCGTCCACTAGTTGGGCGATTTTTTTATGGCCAAAACAAATAAAAAGGTTGACTTATCCTTAAAGTGTGTTATTATAACAGCATAATAAGGAAAAGGAAACAAGATGACATAGCCAGCAGTAAAGTGTAAGTAGTTGATTAAGGGAGAGCGGTGCTCGACAACTACAGAGGTTTACAAGTCAGGTAGGACTCAAGGAACCATAACACTCCAACTAAAAACTACCCGGGGCCTTTATGGTCCTGATTTTGTGTAAAAAGTTATATAACAGGAGCAAGTATGTCAGAAGAAAATAAAATTGAAGAAGAATTTAAAATTAAAGATCCAAACTTTGTAAGCAAGTTTGATAGAGCCGTAGCTCAGCCAATACTTGATGCCACGCCAAGAACAGCAACTGAAGCAGAAGATCAGGCTGCATATGATGAATTCTTTGCTAAAGGTGGTAAGGTAACTGTGTATGATGGTAATGATAGAACTGAAAACCTAGTTATCAATCCATGGCAACGTGGAAAAGGTCGCCCTAAGGCAACTCCAGAAGCAAAATCAGCAAAGGAGAAAAAATAATGTATTATGTCTTAGGTGAAAACGAAACTGGTGAATTTGAGATATGGGAAAGTCTTAGTGCCAAAGAAGCAATGGCAGTGAGAAACGAGTATATCAAACTGGGGATGCAAACAAGATCAGGAAAGATGCCTGATAATCAATTAATAGGTTGACATATACGTATAATGTGTTAAGCTGTTTATACAGTTAGAAAACAATATTGCATAGGAGAGCTAGAATGCAAACAAATAAGAAAGATTCCAAAACTATTAATTTTGAAACAGATCAGCAGGTAATGGACCGTATTGCGACTCGTTTTGATATACTACACGACATGACCAAAGCAGTTATTGCTGGTGATGTTAGAGCTATGATTGTTACTGGACCTCCAGGAGTTGGTAAAAGTTATGGTGTTGAAAAAGAATTAGATAAAGCATCTATGATGGATAGCATTGCTGGCAGACCAATTAAGTATGAAGTTGTAAAAGGTGCAATGACCGCACTAGGTTTATATGCAAAACTATATCAACATGCAGATGCGAATCATGTGTTGGTGTTTGATGATTGTGATAGTGTGTTAATGGACGAACTTAGTCTTAACATACTTAAGGCAGCACTTGATTCAGGCAAGAAACGTGTTCTACATTGGAATGCAGATTCAAACAAACTTAGATCAGAAGGTATTCCAGACAAGTTTGAGTTCAAAGGTGGTGTTATCTTTATTACCAACGTAAAGTTTGAGAACGTTAGAAGTAAAAAGTTACAAGATCATTTAGAGGCATTACAATCAAGATGTCATTACTTAGATCTTACACTTGACACTATGAGAGATAAGTTTTTACGTATTAGACAGATAGTTGCAACAGGAGAACTGTTTAAGGATTATGATCTTAGCAAGGAAATGGAAGGCGAAGTGATTGCGTTCATGGATACTGTTAAAGATAAACTGCGTGAAGTAAGTTTAAGAATGGCGTTGAAAATAGCAGACCTTACTAAGGTAAGTCCTAACTGGAAACAGTTAGCAGAAAACACTGTGATGAGACGCAGGTAATTGGGTTGTCATATCAGATCTAGCTCCTGGACAACCTATAAGTGGGCAGTTGAAACATACTGCCCACTTTTTTATGGTAATTAATAATATGATATATGTAACTTGGCAGCCCGGGACCTATGGTAGTTATGTTATGCAATCAATTTATGCATATAGCAACCTAAGCAACGGAGCAGAATTAAAAATTGAATCCACTGGAAGTAGTCATGGTTTTCGCTCTAGTCCGTCACAGAAAAAATACTTCATACATGACCATGAATGTTCAGAAACAGCCGACGTGTGTGTACAAGGCAATTCTGAACATGGGCTAGACTATCTTAATAACCAATTAGTTAAACAAGAACAAAATAATATTTTAAGAAGTATTGGATATTTTCCTATCAAATTTCAAGATAATCTAAAAACATCATGGCCAGATACTACTACTTGGGCAATGAGAGAGTGGATAAGTTTTTGGATTGTGGATAATATTAAAGCGGCATATCCTCATATGCCGCATGCTCGTATAACAGCAAATGATCTGTTTAACACAAATAAAAATGTATTTGTTGACTTAATTAACCGTTTAGGATTGACTGTTACTGCTGATAATGCTACAATGAAAGCTAATCAACAACAATGGATAGCACAACAACGTTATCACAATTCGCAACATCGATGCAATGCATGGGTAGAAGATATTTTAAATAATAAGAATACTCCAACACCATGCCAAACTATACTAGATGAAGCATACGTACAACATTGTTTACGAGAACAAGGATATGAAATTCGTTGCGATGGACTTAACGACTTTCCTGAGACCAGTAGTGATTTACGAGAAATAATTTATGAGAACAGCAACACTAATAATAAACGATGAAGTTAACTTAAAGATAGCAGGGCTAGAACTTGATGTTCGTAAAAAGCTGGTTAGTACTTTTAAGTATGACGTTCCGCATGCACGATACTTGCCAGCAGTTCGACTAGGACGATGGGATGGTAAAATTGCATACTTTCAAATGGGTGGTAGCACGTACCTAAACTTGTTACCAGACATTATTCCTATACTTGAAAACTTTAACTACGACATTGATATACAAGATAACAGAGAATACCAAACAGTATTCAAGTTTGATCCAGTTGCAGAAGACTCTTACAGTGACATTATGTGGCCGAAGAATCATCCTGCCGCTGGCACTCCTATTAAGATGCGTGACTATCAAGTTGAGATAGTAAACAGTTTCCTTAAGAATCCGCAATGCATACAAGAGATAGCCACTGGTGCTGGTAAAACAATTATGACTGCAAGTTTAAGTGAACGTGTAGAAAACTATGGACGCAGTATTGTTATTGTACCAAACAAAAGTTTAGTCACACAAACTGAAGCAGACTATTCAAACATGCAACTAGATGTTGGTGTGTTCTATGGTGACAGAAAAGAGTTTGGACATAAGCACACAATATGCACATGGCAAAGTCTAAACGTACTGCTTAAGAACACAAAGAATCAAACAGTTGATATAACCATACATGAATTTTTAGAAGATGTAGTTGCTGTTATAGTTGATGAAGTACACATGGCAAAAGCAGATGCACTTAAAACATTGTTAACTGGTGTAATGAGTCAAATACCATTGCGTTGGGGACTAACTGGCACAATACCCAAAGAGCCTTTTGAGTTTCAAGCACTGCATTGTAGTTTAGGTCCTGTAATAAATCAACTTAGTGCAAGCAGTCTACAAGAAAAAGGTGTACTTGCAAACTGTCATGTAAACATTGTACAACTGGTAGACAATGCAGAGTTCTCTAATTATCAAAGCGAATTAAAGTACCTTTTTGAAGAAAAAGGTAGACTTGATACTATTGCAGGCTTGGTTATTGAAGTAAATAAAACGGGTAACACATTAGTACTTGTTGACAGAATAAGTGCCGGTACAGAACTACTAAGCAGAATGGGCGATGATGCTGTATTTGTTAGTGGTGCAACCAAAGCAAAAGCAAGACAGGATGAATATGATGAAGTGGCTACTGCAACAGGTAAAATCATTATTGCTACATATGGTGTCGCGGCCGTTGGTATTAATCTCCCACGTATTTTCAATCTTGTCCTTCTTGAGCCTGGTAAAAGTTTTGTACGGGTTATACAAAGTATTGGTAGGGGTATTCGTAAAGCGGAAGACAAAGACCACGTCCAAATCTGGGACATAACATCAACTTGCAGATTTGCAAAAAGACACCTAACAAAACGTAAACAATTTTATAAAGAAGCAAATTATCCTTTTAGTGTAGAGAAGTTGAAATGGAATGGGTAGTTGTTATAAACATGTAGATGAATATGTTACAAGTTGTACAGGTATGGTACTAGAAATAGGTAGCGATCGTTATGAAGGATCTAGTGCATATTTTGCTCAACTTGCCTCAATGTATGACAAAGACTTTGTTACTGTTGATCTTGACGAAAACATGCCAAGACATTTAAAGAAAGCAGTACCAAAAAACTTTAGAGGACGTATGACATTTGTCCAATGCGAAGGAACAGAGTGGACGAAGACTTGCAATCGACCAATAAGCATACTATACTTAGATAACTTCGATTGGGACTGGGAGGTTGGAACCTACAGTAAAATGATTGAAGAACAACGTGTTTGGTATACAGAACATGGTATTGAGATGAACAATATGAATAGCCAAGTAGCACACCTAACACAAATGAAGAATTTACTACCATGTATGACACGTAGTTGTGTTGTATGTTTAGATGATACTTACATACACAATGGAGTATACATTGGAAAAGGCGGAGCCGTTGTCCCATACTTATTGGCCAACAATTTTAAATTAGAACTAGCTCAAGACTACGGAGTAATTATGAGTAGAACAAAATGAGAATTTTAACATTAGAAAATACTGTATTTGATTTAGATACATTACCTGAAGAGATTGACGATTTACGTTTTTCTATATTTGATAACAGTGATCCACAAAACCCAGATCACTTGTATATTCCACTTATATTTTTAGAAACATTTAATTCGCCAGCATTGGTCCTGCGTATTGGTGATACCACAATGAAGATGCCAATTGACTGGCAAGTGCTAATTGGAGAGCCAGAGGTAGGCGACTTAGAGATGCTACAACTTACTAGCATTAACGATAGAGGATTTAAAGTATTTCAATTTAATCCACTTACCAGCTTTCGACCTAGTTACATGGACATTGAAATAGTTGATGTATATCAGGACGTAACATGGTATGTACCTAAATTGAAAAATGGACAGATGTTAGCCGTTCCGGTAGAAGATAAAGATGATCCACGATGTGCGTACTTTGTCAAAGACATCAGTCGTAACTGTGAGATCGTGGACTACAACAAGGCTTGGTAATATGGAATTTACAAAAGGTATATTTACAGTTATAAAAAATAAGATGGACGACAGTGTAGTTTTGGCATTGATCTATACTGTAGGACATGTTATAATAGCAATGAATGTTGTGTACTGGATGACCGGTGCAAGTATATGGGAGGCTGGTACTGTAGCATTAGTCGAACCTTGTATAAATGGTGTTTGGTTTTATATACTACACAGAATGTGGACAAGATACAATGAGCGAAAAACTTAGTATAGCAAATGAAATGCGTTGTCTGGATAGCAAGGACCGCAACTTCTATGACAGTCTTACAGATGAAGAACGTAAAAAGTATTCAAACTTTCTTATGATACGTTGGAGTAGTGCAGTACAAGGACCTGCAGAACTACAAGAATACTATCTGGTTGCGTGTAACGAAAGACTTAATAAGCATTTCTTTGATATCAACAAGCATCAAAAACTACAATGGTTGTGTGCTACAAGTATTTCACCAGGCATGGGATCGCACAGACATCAATGGATCTCACCAAAGAAGAAAGAAAAAGGCAACAACGAAGGCAAAAAAATACTGATGGAACTGTTTCCTGCAATGAAAGCAGATGAGATAGAACTACTAAGCAAACTTATGACAAACAAAGAACTAAAGGAACACATGCGTGACAGCGGAGCCGCAGACAAAAAGTGAAATGTATAAATGCAAGTACTGTGAACGTGAGTTTAGAAAAGAAAGCACACTGGCAGTACATCTTTGCGAGCAAAAACGCAGATATCAAGAAGAGAAAGAAGTAGGTGTACAGATTGGGTTGCAAAGTTATTTAAAATTCTACACTATGACACAAGGCAGTGCAAAACTTAAAACATACGCCGACTTTGCTACATCACCATACTACAAAGCATTTGTAAAATTTGGAAGACACTGTGTTGGCATAAACGCAATCAACGTGCCCAAGTTTGTTGAATGGGTAATCAAAGAAAACAAGAAACTGGATCACTGGTGCAAAGAAGCAGTGTATGATGAGTACTTGCAACAGTATATTCGAAGAGAAGCACTTACTGATGCATTGCAACGTGGCATTGAGTATGGTATAAAGTGGAGTGAAAAAACTGGTAATCCAGCACAGGATTTTTTACGTTATGGAAATGACAATGCAGTTGCGTTTGCTATAAGTACAGGTCGTGTATCACCTTGGTTGGTGTTTAATTGTGAATCAGGACAAGCATACTTGGCAGACATGAATGCAGATCAAACAAAAATAGTATGGCCATGGATTGATCCAGATTTTTGGACTAAAAAGTTTCGAGACTATCCAGCAGATCAAGCCTACTGTGAAGAAATACTTAAACAGGCTGGTTGGTAATGAAAGTACTTTGTCTAGGAAACAATCATTCTTCCACCGATGAGATGACATCAGCTTTAGGATCAAATAATGGGCTTGTTACTGATGCTTCGATTGAATTACAAGATGGATACTATCATACAAGTGTTCTTGACTTATCGAGAAGTGAAATACTAGATCTTGCCAAACAGTTTGATAGTGTTGTTGTACTTGATCAGCCCGTCGAATTTTGGAATCATCCAACTGAATTTCATAAAACACAAGAAATTGCTTTACAAATTGGTAACAAAGTTTCGTGGCAAAATTCCCATGGAAAAGACCAAGTGCAATATTGGAAAAATTTAGTGGAAAAAAATAAAAGTTTTTGTATATTCCCGTTTATTGAATTGCTTACTAATAACGGACACACCACAGTGTGTTGCAGAAGCGGTACTCCTATAGTAGATATAAACAAGTTAGAAAACTTTTTTACAGACAGTGCATATCAGAAGATACGCCAATCAATGATCGATGGCAAACTTCTACCTAAGCATTGCAATGAATGTTACAAAATAGAAGACAAAGGTATACAGTCTGCTAGACAGGAAGAAACAGTTGAATGGGCTTTAAAACTAAACTTAACATCAATTGATGACTTAAAAACCATTACTGAGCCTGTGTATTACGAAGTCCGTCCAAGTAATATATGTAATCTAATGTGTAGAATGTGTATACCAAAGTTTAGCAGTCTCATTGAACGTGAACAGAAAGATCTAGGTTTAATTCCTGAAGAGTACACAGAATCATTTAGTGATTTTGATATCGTGAAAATTGAAAATGTAATTAAATTATATGTTGCAGGTGGAGAACCTACTGCAATGCCTGAGTTTTATAAGTTTCTAAGAAAATGTATTGATCAAAAAAATACAGATTTTGAATTCATAGTTAACACAAATGCAGTAAAAATATCTAGCCTTTTACTTGATCTTGGCAAGCAGTTTGCAAACCTACAGTATATTGTAAGTATTGACGGTTATAAACTTGCAAATGACTACTCACGTTGGCGTAGCCAATGGGATCCAATGATTGAAAATGTAAAAAAGTTACAAAAAAACGGACATGTGATAACTTTTAACACCGTATTAAGTTTATATACTATTTTTGATTATACCAATCT